TTATTTCGTCAATTATATTTTCATCACTTCTTATTGCCGTATTATCTGTTTTTTTTATTATAATCCTTATTGATATGCCATCCATTTCGTATGTTTCTTCTATATCTTTCATCCCTATATAATTCCCGCTAATCCTATCATATACTGCAACTGTTGTAATTTGATAGCCATCTTTCAAATTTAACATTATAGGTGGTATTAGATAAGATGTTACAACCCTTCTTGTTTCATTTTTTATATATACGCCATCCGATTGCCTTATTGTTCCATCATATAGCTGTATTTTACCTTTATTGCAATCAAGAATTACTAATTCATGTTCCCATGTTCCTAATTTATTATATATTATATTTACGCCATTATCTATTTTGATAGAATCAAAATTTGCGTATACACCATATTCAAACGCCAAATAAAATACATTTGCATCATTTGTCCCGGGATTTGTTGTTGGTGTTGCAATTCCTGCAAATGTTGCGTTACTTCCAACCGTTGAAATAATAGACAATAAAGCATTTTGCAATATTGCCCCGGTAATCTCTTGGTTCCCGTTCGTCTTGATAACGGACGCAACGGCGGCTTTCAATTCTTTGTAATTTCCCATACTGATAAAAATTTAAACTACATCATTGTTATTAAAGTCATTATTAAAGTCTTTGTTGTAATCGCCCCCGGTCGTTGGAATAACGCCCCGTCCGATTTTCTTAACCACGGTTGCGCATTCAAACTCACATTCAACCGACGCTAAATTACCTTGCGTTTGCCATTTAGGGGTAATCAAAAACGTATCGCAATCGTATCTCCTGCCTTGACTATATACCGTTACAAAATCACTCATACGGATTAACCGCATTACGTCGCAAAGGTATTCGGGGGCTAAAAAGATAAACCGGAACGTCTTTTCCGATATTTGTTTTTCCGGGAAAAAATACCCGTCCCGCTCTTCGCCCTCTTCCTCAAACTTGTATTCCGGCTTTCCCAACTCCGAACATACGTAAACCCGGTTTTTAAATTGCACGCCCTCGTAAACGATTTGTCCGCCGTCAACCTCCATATTGGCGGCGTCGCTCCATTCAACGCATAAATAACCGTCCATTCCGCCGGAAATCCACGTAAATACATCAGAATAATACCATTGTACGCCGTCGTTAATTCCAATCATATAACGCCCCTCCGGGAAATCTAAAGCCATCGGCAATAAACCGGGGTAAACAATAACATCATAACCGTAATTTGCAAACCGGACAATCTGCAATCCGGTTTCCAACATCAGCGTTGTTATGTCCGCCAATATCCGGGTAAATTTATAATCATACAACCGAACCGATACAATGTTATTTGAACGGGTCGGGCGTATGATTTGAAACGGCAATAGTTTATTGATAGGCGTAAACAACGGGTAAACGTCGCCATACGCATACGATTTTTTATAATCTTGGTATTGTACGCCCTCGTAAAACGGCAATACGGACAAATTATTATTCGGTGTCATACTTCAAAGTTGTTTTAATTGAACGACTGCACAAATTTACGCTTAATTTATCAACTTGACCGTTACCGATATAAGTTTTTATTAGCTGCATCGGGTTTGGGTCGTCATTTGCCGGAAAACTAAACGTTTGTTTCTTCTTTCTCTCAATACCGTATGCGTAAACCTCGGAACCGTTTATTGATACACGACGGGCGGGTAAATCATACATCCAATAAGGCATTTGCAGATTAATAAACGCCAAATATCCGTTTTGCAAAAAGTATTCAACCCCGTTGACGGTTTGACGTGTAAACGGTAATATCCATTGCGACCCGGACGTTGGCGGAACGGCGGCAAACAAGGCGAATCCGTCGGAACTTATGTTGCCGGGATTTAATAGCATCAAATCAATATCTGACGTGAAATTAGATACGTTTACGTCCTCAACCTTTCCGGGCGTTACATACTTGCTAATTACCTGTATCGGCAAACCCTCAAATGCCGCCGTAACGTCGTCCATCCACTTAAATTGGTAACGTTCCGGCAAATCAACCTTATCAAACGAATATTCCGACGTATTGAACGCCCACGGTTTCCCGTTGCGCAAATTCAATTCCTTTGTTAAATCGTGGCTTAACACAACCCCGCCGGAATAGGAACCGCCATTGCGGAAATATTGGATATGTTCAATTTTAAATTTGCCGTCCTCAATAAACCAATAACATTTGAAACAATCCCGTAACATATTGGTAAATTGTTGTAAGGTCGTCGGGGCTTTTTGTGCGGGTTGCTGATATTCGCCGTTTATAATGTTCGTTTTCTGCGATACAAGCAACCGGAAATTCAACCCGGATATTGGATTGTTTCCCCCGTATAAAAATTGGCTATATTCCGCCGTGGCTTCATGCGTAATTCCGGGTGCAATTTGATTGAGCAAAACAGATATACAAGACGCAACCGGGAACGCATCCCGCAAAGTATATGCTTTTCGGGCTTTTTCCTCTAATATCCAATCCATCAAATAAAATCCAAACCATAACGACGCATAACGCCACGTTGACCGGGCGATTGGATAAAACGTTTGCCCGTATATGGAATAAGGCGGCGCAAAATACTTTCCGTTGTCGGCTAATCCCCACTCGGTCGGCGTATCTGAAAAATTGTTAGATATAAACGCCACGTCAATTGCGTAACCAATCGTCCGGCGGTAATTTCTGTTATTATCTACAATATCATCGGACGGCAACGGGTATGTATCTAAATCGCCGATTTTCTCAACATCAACCAAATATCGGGCGTATATATTATAACTTTTCATATCGGCGTGCATCGTACCCGTTGCGCCGGAACCCTCAACGGCGGTTAAATCAAATTCCAACGTATCAAAAGGTTCTTGCGTTATTTTTGTGTATCGGAACATTGCCACATCATCAGAACGGTGGCGTATCTCAACAACTGCTAATCCAATAGGTAGCCCGCCCGCAACTCGTTGTTGTGAAATATAGATATAATAATTTACATTTAATTCGGGGTATAATTTACCCTCGAAAACGTCCGCACTTGCACCCGTCGCCATTCGCCCGGTATAAAGCCCGGCTATTACCGCCGGGGAACCGTGCGACGTAATTTGTATTTCTTTCAAAATATTACATAGTGCAAAATGATAGGTTTGTATTAATGCGTTTTGGTCGGTCGTGGCGTTTGCGTCTTGTTCCCAATTAGTACCGCCCAAAAAGCACGAAACAAGACTATCGCCCGGAACATATATTTGAATAAGCGGGCGTTTGTTTATGGTTATACGTTGGATTGACGGGGCTAATGTTATCAAATTATACTCCTTTTCCAATCCCGCCAATATATCGTTATAATCGTCGATTGTGTCCGGTTGTACAACTACCTTTTTATCGTAATCGGTAAACGTGCAATCGGTTTTCATAAACTTACCTTGAAAGTATTGAAACCATGTACGCCCGCCGTCGTCGCTCTTTTCAATGCAATACAAAAATTCATTGTCGAACGATTGACGGTTTATATAGTCGTAATCATCCCGGACAAAGGTAATTTTGCCGGATAATTTGGCACGATAAAACCGTTGGTTGGTTTCTAATTCGTACTCCTTTGCCAAATCGTCCTTATAAATCGGATGCACGGTTTGACCTTGTAAGACGTTCGGGGCGTCCAACGTTCCCAATCTCAACCATGCCGTCCCGTTGGCGTATTGCGCTTTGCGTACATTAAACCGGATATATGCGGCATTGCTTGGTATGTCAAATTCCATATTTGTGGCGGTCGGGTCGCTTCCCCAACCGCCGATAATCTTTTTATTGCTATCGTAAAATGCGCCCCCGGCTTGCGGGGTGTAATTCTGAAACAATTTGCGGGGGTACACATTCCCAACCGGGACAAAAGTACGGGTATAATAGAAATTTGTATTATTCCCGTTTATGTTCCCGGTTGTGTTACTTATCGCCCCGTTCGCTAAAAACGCATTTACAAATGAATGTCTATAAATCGGGTTCATATCAATTTTTAATTTTACGTGTCAAATTCTTGTAAACCTCAATAACATTGCCGTTGCCATCGACGTAACGACGGCGGCGGTTTTGTTCCTTAATCTCCCTTACATCGTCTTTTAAATCCCGCAAATCCGGTGCGTTATTTTGTTGAACCGTTACATTAATGCCGTCGGTATTGTAGGCATTAAGGTACTTTTGGGGGAATGTTCCCCGGTTCAAACTATTTATTACGTCCGGGATTAAACGACGGAAACGGCGGGAATTACGTTTATTGATAACGGCGAAAAATTCCCCGCCCTCGGCACGCCTCCGGGTTCCATCCGGTTTGGTCCCTAAATCCACGTCGTCCCCGGATTGGTGGGAACCGCCCGCCAACAATTCAACCGTACCATCGCCGTAACTTTCCGAACCCCCGGCGTTGGCTGATTTGGATAATTGGGCGGCTTTGATTTTGGCGGCGGCAAAGGAACCCCACATTATAGCAATTGCCGGGATTGCAAACGGGAACCCCAATTGCGACCAAATCAAAGCGGACGCCGTTACAAGGTTTCCAATTTGTTGTATCGTTTGTATTGCCGCCTGTGCTTTCTGTGCTTTTTGTTGCTCCTTTAGGGCTTTTTCTTGGTTCTTTTTCGCAACGTCCAATTCCTTTTGAGCCATTGCAACGTTATTGGCGTAACCGTTCGCCCGTGCCTCTAATTCCGCATCTAATCGGCGTTGGCTTGCGTCAACCTCTTTGTCGGCGGCGGAAACGGCGGCGTCGGCGGCTTGTACCTTTGCATCCAAAAAACTATTTAATTGCTCAATGGCAAAGGAAACGGACGTACTTATTGCCTCCTTTTGGTCGTCGTCCAAATTCAGCCCGAACAATCCGTATATGTCGTTACCCCGTTCGTCGCCTTTGCTTTTCTCAATTTCTTGGTCGATTTTCGCAATGGTATTTTCGATTGTCTTAACCTCGGCATCCGTCATTTTAACCCCGGCGGCTTTGTTCAACTCTAAAATCTTTTGCAACCGTGCCTTTTCTTGCGCTAACCGGAACCGGGTTTTGCGTTCCTCGGAATTGCGGATTAAATCAAACTCGGACGCCTCCAACGCTTGTGTTTGGTCGAATAGCATTAACGCCCGTTGTTGGTTTAACTCGGTCGTTTGCTTCAATACCTCGGCATCATATTTGGCGTTAATATCCGCCTCGGATTGGCGCACGTCCTCGGCTAATTGCCTATTTTGTGCCAATTCGATTGCCCGTTGTTGCTGTAACAACTGAATACGCAAATTTATTTCCTCCTGCGAACCCTCACGGGCGGCGTCTAATTGTAATTGCGTCCGGTCGGCGGCGGCTTGCATTTGGTCTATTGTAATTTGGTCGTTCAATTCGCCCAAACTCTTTGCGTATTGTTGTTGCAAAAGTAATTGTTGGTTAAGCAATTCGGCAACTTGCGTTTCAGTTAATCCCCGCTCGGTTTCTAACCGGGTGTTAATGTCCTGTATTTGCCTTTCATACTCAACCCGCAATTGTTCCCGTTGCTTTTCCGCACCCTCTGCCATTAATGCAATTTGGGCGTCCTGTGTTGCCCGTTGTGCGGATAATTCCGCCGCCCGTTGGTTATTGGCAATATCTACCATATCAACCGCCAATTGTTCCCGTAATAAAACAATTTGGTCGTTCAACGCTTTACGTGCCTTAACCGTTAAATTGGTTTCCGTCCTCAACTGCAATTGTATGTCAGCAATCGCACGGGCATTGGCGGCTTGACGTTGCGCCCGTTGTTGGTCGAATGAATTTTTAATTAAGGCAATCCGGGCGTCCTCGGCTTTGCGCAATATATCCGTTTCCGCTTTGGCGGCGTTCCGGTTTTCGTTTGCTCTTTGGGCGGCTTGTATTTTCCTTTCGGCGTCCAAATCCGCCCCCTCGGTTTTTAGATTAACGGCAATGTCAACCGCCCGCCCGGTATTATCTATTTGACCCTGTACGGCTTCAATTGCTTCATCAACCTTGACTTTATCAATTTTACCGTCTAAATCAACATCAATATAAACTTTCTTATCCCCACGGGCTTTAGCGTTATTCAACTGCAATAACATATCGTTTAATTGCTTCAACTTTGCCCGGTTTGCCTCCAAATCGTTTAATTCTTGACCGTAAAAACCAACGCTTTTATTATGCGCCTTTGTGCGCTCGGCTAATATTTCGTCCTCAATCTTTCGGGTTTCAGACAATGAAGCGTTACGGGCTTTAGCAATGTTTAATTCCCGGTTCAATTGGGCGACACGTTCGTTGCTAACCCGGTTCATTTCGGTTGCCTCGGTTTCCAAATAATCCAACCACGCCTTTTGCGCCTCGTTAAGTTTTTGTTGGTTCTTTGCCGATTTATCGGTATTAGATGCAAACAGAACTAAAGCCCCCACAACCGTAACCAATGCCAACGCCAAAAGAACATACGGATTTGCGGCGGCAATCAGATTGAAAGCCTTTTGCGCAATTGTAGCCGCCAATGTTGCCTTTGTTCCCTGCATGGTAACAAGGCGGTTATAAACTTGCGCTTTGCTCAATGCCACCATTTGTAGCCGGGAAATACCCAACATAATTGCGGATTGTTTTTGTACTGCGTTTTGTATGGCTTGCACCCCGGTTGTAATGGCTATTGCCGCCTGTAACTTCTTTTGCGCTTCTTGCACGTCCTCACTTTCCGCCCCGAACAATTCCATTGCCCCGGTAAATGCAGCGAACCCACCGGACGCACCCGCCGCAAAACTCAATACCGCATCCAAATTGGACGTATCGGACGCCATGCGGGTAATCTCGGCGGTTGCATCCTTGACCGCATCCCGTAATATTGCGGTTTCTTTGCTCAATTGCTGATATTCGGCGGTTCCTTGTTTGCCCTCCAATCGTAACAATGCTAATTGTTTCGTTTGGTTCTCTATTTGGGTCGTCAAACCTTTGGCGGCATCGGAATAGTTACCCACGTTTAACGACGTTTTCCCGGTCGCTTCCTGCAACCGTTTCATTTCCTCGTAAATCGCTTTTGTTTCGGCAACCAATTTGCGCCCCTCCTCGGTCGCCTCCCTTTCCTCAACCGTCATATTATTGAGGTATATTTTATTGATTGAGTATTGAGCGGACAAACGATTATATGAACCCTCGGCGGATTGGTTCAACCGGGTTGTCAACTTGTTTAATTCGTTCGCCTCTTTTTGCGCTTGCTTCAATTCCGCCAACCGTTTTGCGTTCTCGCTTTCCGCAAACGCCAAATCCTTTGCCGCCCGTGTCAATTTGTCGGTATCGGCGGACGCCCCCCGGATTGTTTTACGTCCGTTTTCGGTCGCCCCGCTTACGCCTTCCAATGCAGCCTTAACCGTTATCGCCTCACTCTTTATATTTTTTAGAGTGTTCATATAGGCGTCGGAAAGTTGGTCTAACTGATTAATCAACTTTGTAATCGAATCGTCCGGGCTTACAAGGTCGCTATATTTTATAGGGTTGTTATTATCTGCCATACTTAACGTTATTTGCGGGCAATCTGCCCCGTATTAAATTATCTTTTCTTTTCCATGTAGTTAATCAACCAAAGAAAAACAACGCCGCAAATCGCCTTATTTGACGCCGTTTTTATTTTTGGTTGGTTTCAACAACTCCTTTATCCGCTCAAATGCGTTGTAATACTCTAAAACGGTGTATTTCTTTGGCTCCGGTACGTGTAAATGTTGGGATATGGTTAAACACATATTTTCAAACTGTTTATCGTACTGAATTTCCATGTTATCGGAACCACTAAAAACAACCGGGCGATTGTACAACAACAACATCGTCGTTATTTTATCAATTTCCGCCCGTTTGTCCTCTGTATCGCCGTTTATAATCGCATCCAACATTAACATTGTGCGGTTGCGCAATTCGTCGTAATACTCTTTAACCGTCGCATCGTCGAACAACCGGGGGAAATACATTTGCAATTCTTCATCTATTTTTTTTTTGACCGCTTCCATTTGGGCGGTCAACTCTTTAACGGGAACATCGCCGAACATATCGACGACCTTTTGCAATCCATCGTCGGATAAATCGTTGTACGGTTCCCCGTCGATTGATTTAACCAAGACGGCAAACGCCAAATGCTTTGGGCTTATTCCGGTTTGAATGAAATACACGTTTTGCCGCATATTATCCAATTCGATTGCCGCCAATTCGGGGGTTTTACTCCGGGCGTATCTTATTGCCTTTTCAATATGCGTGTCGAAATCCTGCAAATCGGAACCAATCCCGGCATCAACTAACAACATTTTGTTGTACTTATGAAATCGCAACATCGGCAATTCGTCGATAGCGTCGTATATCTCAACGGTGCGTTCTCCTATCTTAACGGTTTTCATAGCAAAAAACGGGTTATCATTGTGGAACAAAAGGGAACCAACAACAACGTCGGGTTCCCGGTTATAAACGCCAAAAGGATTGCCAAAGCAACCCCCGCCCAAAAGGACAAACAGAAATCGCAATTAAACATCTTTGCGAAAAACTCGTTGCCGTGGACTTGTACCCATTCGATAACCTGCCATTTGCGTAACAAGGTCAAACCGAATGCAGCAACCAAAGCAACCACGACCGTATAAAATAAAAATGCTTGCATACACTTTGTTTTAATCAGTTAAACACGTTTCATCAATTCCCAATTCCCCGGCAAACCGGAACCCGGCGAACGGGTGCATTAAAAATTGGTTATCTATTTCGTCCAAAGTGAACCCGGCAAATATGTTTTCCGCCTTTGCGTACACTCTGTTTATTGTCATGGAACCGGAACGCAACCAAATACCGCCATTCAATACCCGCATGATTTGTTGTTTGACCGCCTCCGTATTCCGGTTGTTGGGGTCGTTGGTTATCGTGCGCATATCAAACCAAAAGATAACCGAAAACGGCGTTGTATATTTGTTTTGTTCGCCGGGGAACCAATCAATTTGTTGCGGGTCGTCCAACACGAAAAACGAAAAATTCCCTATATTACTATCCGGGGCAATCAACATATATTCATTGCCGCCGACGTAAATATTGGGCGTGTAATATCGTTTTCCTTGTATGGACTTAACCAACCGTTCCGAACGTCCAAAGGAATAATTAAGCCACGGCAACCCGTCCGCCAATCCCTTTTGAATATTTGCAATAACCCGGTCGAATAATTCCGGGTTCTTTATAATCGGTACTCTATCCATTTCCGTATATCGTTTTTTTTGCTTTGGTTAGCAAATCCGGGTAAACGTATTGCCAAATCAGTTTAGCAATGTTTTCGTTCGTCAATCCCAATATTTGCCGCCCGTACTTTTTTATCAAATCTTCCGTCTTGAAATCCGACGCCTTAATTTCAAATTGTTTGTCGCCGGTTTCCAAATAAAAACTACTCTCAAAATCGCCCTCATCCCGTAACGTTACCCGGTTCGTCGGTTGTCCCTTTTCCTCCTTAATGGCTATTGTTAGCGGGGTATAAGGTCGATAATCCATTATGTCAACGCCCAATCGGTTAATACCTTGTTCAAATAATTGTTCCTCGGCGTTGGCATCAATGATAAACGCCGTTGTCATTCCGTCGTCGATTATTTCCCGTATAATCAACCCGGACGTCAACCCGTCGTTAAACGTATTAACCCGGTTGCGTAAATCAATTATTGATTGTAACCCCGCCATAATGCAATTACGTTGTCCGGTACTTAACGCCCCGGTTGTTGCAACTCAAACAAATACGGTCAATTCCTTGCGTATCTAATCGCAAAGCCTCAAACGCTTTTTTAAGGTCATAACCCAAACCGCCGGGGCGTCCCTCAACATTCCCGTCCAACTCGTACAATATTTCCATTTTAGAGGCGTTGGATTGGTTCCGGTTGACCCTTACGTTGGGGTTCATTGCCAACGTGCGCAAAGCGATTGCCGCAACTTGGCGTTGTATTACCGTTTGGAATATCGCCCGTTGTTCAACGATAAAATCGGTTAGGTCGCAACCTACCGTTATTTCACAATTCAACCCGTAATTCAGCGTATTAGTGTACATCGTATAGGCTATATCCCACAACTCCGGGTATTCGGCGAATGTTTCCGGGGCGTTGTACATAAACGGGGAAATCTGCAAATACTTTGTCAATTGCCGCCATGCCTCAATATTGCCGTACCCGGTACACGTTCCGCACGGTTCCCGGCTCCAATCTTTCGACACGTTAATTGCTTGCATTCCGGCGGGCAAATCGTCTTGATTGTAGCAAAGGAACCACGCACCCCCGGCGTTGTTTGCATCGCTGATATACGGCAAAAAACAATCTTCCAACGTGAACCATTGAAAGCCGCCATTTGTCAACGTAAAATTCAAATCAAACGTCTTTACGGGGTCAATCTGCGAACTATGGAAAAGGTATAATTTCACAATCCCGGTTCCGCCTGTCATTTGTAAGCCAACCCGGTGTATTTGGGCGGTAACTCCCATTGCCCGGACGGGGATTATTTCAAAGCCAACCAATTTATGTGCGTTCGGTTGGGTCGCTCTAATACGTCCCGCACCGTCAAAGAACGTGCGCCGTTCCAATAGGTTCTTTGTTTCCTTATCCAACCCCTTTATTTGGGTAAACGTTTGTACCGCCGTGGAAATTCCGTTGCGGGTCAAACGTTCTAAATAGTCGGATAGTATGTTGTATTTCTCCCAAAAGGTCGAACCCTCGGCGGGAACCTCGGCGACGTTATCAACCAAAGCAACCCAATACAAAGGTTTGCCCGCCGCATCGTTGGCGTATTGTACCACGGTTTCGGCTTTCCATTCCTTTGTATCGTTCCAAACCGGGTATTGAAAGCCCCAATTGTCCGGGACGATTGCCGCCATATTATCCAACGTTACAAGCGGGTGCGCCCCTTGAAAATATAACCCGCTTTCGGTTTCTGTCAACCGTTCGGCGATTGCCTCGGCGGGATTATATGATTGCTCCCAACCAACGACGTTTAATAATTTATCTTGTATCTCTTTAATCCGGTACATACTGCGTAAAATTAAAAAGGGGGCGGGGATAACCACCCCGTCCCCTCGGTTAAATAATCGTTCCGTTTCCCGGCTTATGCGCCTGCACCCCCGGCGGGAAATTCCCCGGCGTTGGTTACATATACGGGCATTCCTAACGGTTCGTTCGGGTTGCGTGCTGCAATCTCGGCTTTGATAATCGGATTTGCCACGGTGTCCGGTTTGCTGTTATATGCTACCATGTAGGCAACATCAACGCTAAATCCGAAATACTCCTTAACCGCACACGTCAAATCGGCGGTTGCGTCGCCCATAATCGCCGATTGGTCGCCCACGGCGGTATAATAATGCGAACCAACGGGCAAATCAATGTACGGCAATCGTACAATGTCCCATTCGTGGAAATTCGCACGGGTGCGGCGGTATGCCTCACGGTCAACACGGGTTAAGATACCAACGTTTCCATCGGCAACGGCAAACATTGTTCCCATTTTACCCGCTTCGTCTGTTACGTTGTTAGTATAATGCAATACTTTGTTGTCGTATTCCATGCGCTTATTAACGTCGTTGTAAACGCCATGTTGCGCCAACTTGCGTATTAGGCTATCAACACCCGCATTTGCGATAAGATGGATATATTCCGGGTAACAATTCGCCCGCATGATTGGGTTAATATCGCCCAAAATCTCGGTTGCCATTTGGGTTGGCACTTGTACAACGTTCCCGGTCTTCGTGTAATTGAGCAATGTTTTGAACACCTGCGTTTTGTTCGCCTCCAATGCGGCAACGGCTCCTTTATCCAAAGCGTCCGCCAACGCACGGGTTGTTTTCTCCATTTTGCGCATAAAGTCATGGTTGTACGAAATCTCATTGTTTGAGTATGCCGCCGGAACCATTGTAAACCCGATTGCATAGGTAGCCCAAACAAGCGTTACCAATGCGGACGTATTTTCATTATCAGCAATAACGCACGAACGCACGTTGCTAACCTGTACGTTTTCGTCATAATTGATAACGGGAACCTGTACCGTGTTACCGATACTTACTAATGCCCTATCTCTCAAATTAGGGCTAATAATTGAGTTGGGGGCGTTGGTTTGCTCAATAAAGAAATCCAATGCGCCGTACTCACACGGGCGGAACATATTACGGTCTAACTCCGGGTTCTCTATCCGCCAATTTTGTACTCTCGTTGCTATTAAACTCATTGTTTAAAAAATTAAATTGTTTATAAATGCGGGTTTACCCTTTACCCGTGTTGTCTTTTACTTTTCCGGTAATGCGGAAATATTGTTGTCTTTCCATGCTTGTTGCATTCCGGCGTCAAATTCAGCCGTTCCGACTTTTAACCCTTGTTGTTCCAACGTCGCCGTAATTGCGTCGTATGCCTCAACCCTCGTTTTTGCGCCGGATATGTCAACGGTAATGTTACCGCCCGCACCGCCTCCACTTGGTGCGCCTGTACCGCCGCCCGCCGCTTGGCGTCCCTTATCCAAAATACCCATTGTTTCCAATTCACGGGTCAAAAGGTCGCCGGGGGTGTACGGGTTCAACTGATTGTTCGGGTTGCGCATGATTGCGCCGTTTTCGTCCTTAAACGCTAACATTTTGCCGCCCTTTCCGTCGTCGATAAATTCGGGGTTCATGCCCTTAATCTTTGCAATCGCTTGGTCTAACAAAACCTTTGTTGCGCTTTCCGGCAACCCTGCCTTAAACTTCAATCCGGCGGTTGCTGTCTGCAATGCCGTTTCAACACGAATGCCGAACACCTCGTTTGTGTGGGTTTGTTCGGCTTGGTCGTATTTGGTTTTGAGGTCGTTGTATTGGGTCGTAACGCTTTGCAAATCTACCTTTGCTTGCTTCAATGCCTTTGCGGTTTCCGCATCCGTCGCACCGTCGGCAATGGCTTTTTCCAAACGTGCCTTTTCTTTCGTTAGACTGTCGATTTGGGTTTGCAATGCGCTTGCGCTTTCCGCTTTGGTTTTTAGCTCGGCGACCACACGTTTTGCGTAATCAAACGTCTTTTCGGTTCCGTTCTTTTCGATATTGGACGCCGCCAAAATATCGGCATCCAATCCGCCGTAAATTTCGCCCGTCTTTTTGGCGATAACGCTATTTTCGTCGTTGGCGGACAATGTTGTAATTGCCGCAATTTGTTCGTCGGTTAATCCGGCTAATGCCGCATTTGCAACTAAAATTTCTCTCGTTAACATAATTCTTTCCCTTTGAATTAATCAAGTTTGATTGCTGTTACTATTCTGCTGTTTGCGTTAATAATATCAATTGTGTATTTTGGGGAATTCCCGGTTGTGTCAACCAACCAACCAACAACACGTGCATGACTGATTTTCTTTTCAGCCTCTTTTGTTACCAAAATTACGTCGGTAATTGTTCCGCCCTCAATACATTCAATCAACTTTTTCTTTGTTGCGCCATCCAATGCGGCGGCGGTTGTTGTTACTTCAATAACCAAATTGTCCTGCTGTGCAATCTGTGCCATAATCGTATTTTTTAATTGTTTAATACTCTGTTACTTTTTCGCTCCGGGTTTGTCCTCGGCTTTGGTTTCTTTGGCGGGTTCCGCCGGGATAACTCCCGCCGCTTTCAGTTCTGCCAAAATCTCGGCTTTCAATGCTGCCTTTTCCTCGGCACGGGCTTTGGCGTCCGCCTCGGCTTTCGCTTTGGCATCGGCGGCGGCTTTCTCGGCGTTGGCTTTGGCTTTTTCTGCCTTTGCCTTTTCGTCCGCCTCGGCTTTGGCTTTCATGTACTCGTTGGGGTCGTGCAATACGGTAATCGTGTAACCCTGCTTTTTCAGATTGTCGGCAATGCTATTTTCATAACCCTTTTTGCCGAACTTCTGAATACGGGGAATTGATAACCGTTTGCCCGTTTCGCTGTCGAATTTCTTAATTTCGATAACGCAATGATACAAATGTTTCTCATTGTCCGGGACAATGTAGTTTTCGGGCGTAACGTCGATAATCGCAACGTCTTTAGTTTTGCCCTCGCTTACTTTTACTCGCATAGCTTTAATTTATTTGTTAAACTTCCAAATATACTTTCCGGCTGTTTTATATCTACCAATACAACACGCACGTATATTTTGATACGCAATTCCTGTAATCGTTTGAGCATCTGTTAATGTCGCATAAGTAGCAATATAATTACCGCTTAAATCATATTGATTAACAGAAACTCCACACGCTTTACGCATTGCATGTTTTCGGTTAGCGATTGATAATTCAAAATTAATGTTCTCTCTTTGAGTACACCAACGTAAATTATCAATTCTATTATCCGTTTTAATGCCGTTGATATGGTCTATATAATTTTTGCCGTCAATTCTAACTAAAAATGTATCAGCAACTAATTTATGAACATGATATGTTTTTTGTTTATGGTTAGCATATAAAGATAAAACAGCATAACCCATATTGTTGATATAAGGCTTTAGTAATTTGATTTTCCCTTTTTTCAAACTACGAATACGCCCTAATGTACTAACTTGGTATATGCCGGAATAACCTTGTATATCCTGCCAAACCTCACTACTTAACATTGTGTTCATTTGCGTAATCATTAAATTTATTTGTTATAAAATTTATCTTAGAGTTGAACGGCATATTATACCCAAACTCTAACACGTTCAAATATTCACGTTCAAATCTGCGTACAAAGTTAGCAAAATTCAACTTTATACGCATATCGTTTTCGCTGATAATCTGTTTGTCGTACAAATCCAATACCTCGTTACGGGTCAAATGTCGGTACGGTTCCAATTCCGCCAACGTCAACATACGTTGCAATTGGGTTGGATTGTTCCGATATTCCGTTTCGATAATTTGGTTTTGTAGTGCGTCTAATTCCGCCTCGCTTGCGCCGCTTTCCTTTGCCACCTTGTAACGTTCCCGTAACTCCGTTGCGTTGGATAAATAAAACTCGGTTCCGTAATTGACTTTTGCAGAAACGAACAAACCGCCATACCGCAAACGGCAAACGGTTTCATCGACGAATTGTTGCGCCGCCTCAAATCCTTTCTTTACCCGGTTTAATACCGTGCTTTGGCTTTCAAAATTCGCCTGTATTTGTTGTTCGTTCAATGCGTCCCGTGTGGTTATTTCCTCGTTGGTTCCAACAACCGACGTAATAATGTCATTCTTTAGGCGGTTTTCTTCCTCAACGTTATAATCCAAACTCCCACGGTCAACGGTTAGCATTTGCACCGGGTTACGCAAATCGGGTTGTTTATCCCCGTCCGGTATTGGTATTTCAACGAACGAACCGACGCCGTTAATACGACTATCCCCGCACTTGGGGCAACGCATCAAAAGCCCCGCGGCGTCCAATCTGTAAAACCCTTGTTTGTCTTTCAAAAACCCACCGTCGCAATAATCGCCATTTTCGCCGTTACTGAAATCGCATGATTGTTCGTAACCGGAATATATCGGATATGCTCCGTATAAATCTAAATGTCGTTTACTGATATGGTAAAACAAAAACCAATCCAACGCCTCCAATTGCTTGGTTAGCGGGGATTGCTTAACGTCGGGTTCCGATAAACTCAACGGTTCGTTCCAAAAGAAACGGGCGGGACAATAACCGACGTCGTGCGGGTTATCAATCAGCAATTCGCCGATATTGTGGTTTTTGTCCTCTCTGAAAACTCTATAACGTTCGTCGTCAATTACTGCGATACGTTCGCCGTCCTGTCTAAATATGATATAATCCATTACCCCCGTCGTCGGGTTGGCTCTGTAATCAATCACGGATGCAATAGGCAACCAATAAAAATACGGTTGCGGGTATTTGTCGGCGGGGTTTTGTTCGCTCGGCATATCGACAATTAGAACGCTATTTATTTCGGTTTGGAAAAATTCCCATCCTTTTGTACTCCAAATTTCCGGTTCGTGTAATACGTCTTGGCGGTAATACTCCCAATCGTCCCTTTGTTCCGGGTTTTGGAACTGATAATTGAACGCCGGGTTACGACCGTCAAAAATCCGGCTCAACTTATCAAAACAAACGCCCGTTACCTCGTTTGTCTTAACGGGGTAACGGAACAATGTTTTGAACATCTTAAATTTGTCATGCGGCAATAGGTTAGAAACAAATGCCATAAAGTCCGTAACCGGTTGGCAAATGTCAAACGACGTAATACGGGTGCGGGCGTGAAAATTAATGCGTTGTTGATGATAAACGGCTTTGTTTATCGTCTTACGCTTTTTCTGCTCCGTTATCCGTTTTTTTATTTCGTCTATACTCAATCCCATTGTCGTTGGTAAATTTAAAATCGCTGTCTTTAGGCAACTGCCAACCGCCGTTGTTTGGCATCCGCAACAACCGTTCGGCATGTTTAATCTCAAATTCTTCGGTTAAACCATGCGGCGGACAAACTAGTTTAACCTTTGTAATCTTTGCCGCCATATCGTCAACCTCCTACAACTGCGGGTTTAGGTCGGTTAGGGGGTTGAAATCCGGGGCAATAATTACAAGGTCGTCCGAATAGTTCGGCAAGAACGCCCATTGTATTGCGTTGCTGTCCGGGGCTTCTAATCCGCCATGCGTTTTGTCGCCAATGAACAACGAACGGATAGGAACAGGATAATACGTTGTCTTTACCGTTTCATCCTGTATTGCTTCAATACTTCCGTTTTCGTCAAACAGATAAACGCCCAAATTGTCCGCCCAACTTTCGCATTGCAATTCTTTCATTGCCTTAATTACTGATTGGGGGATTTTACGCATTACGCCCGTGAACGGGTTAGGTTCACGCCCTATAATTTCCTCAACGCCTCCCAATGTTTCGTTACCGCCGCCAAAGGTTCGGGCGGCTCCGGCTTCGTTGGTCGGGGCTTGGATATACGGGGAAACAACAATTTTTGTGCTATTAGCCGCCGACAATAACGGCGTCCATGATGCAAGCAAAGTAATTGCCTTTTCGCTCGTAAAACTGTTTTTGCTTCCATCGTCTTTGGTTAGACGTTGAAACGCTACCTTTTGGATTTGCCCGAAGCTTTCGGCACATTTAACGGCGGGAATATCGGGCAATGAAGCCGCCGCCGGACACTTACAAGTAATCATAAATTCAATTTTTAACGTTAAAACTATTATTTACTATCTCCGGGCTGTCCCTTTGCCCTTTGTTTTCGCTACAAAGTTATAAACTTTTTCGGTTACAATCTTGCATATCTCAAAAATAATGCTAATTGCGACGTTTTACGCCTCGGTTTGCGTGTGCGTATGGCTGTATGTTGCCGTCGGCAATCTCTTTTTCGTAAATCCCGGTTAATCCGTCCTCCGGGTCGTCGTGCGTATTCGCATCGAAATTACGCAAAAAGGTTGTAACATGGTCGTAAACGGCTTTATACCGGGTTTCCCATCCGAACGGCATAATTATATGTTGGTTTACCATTGCGGAATTAGTGATTATCCGGCTTTCCTTGTTACCCCCTTGATAAAACGGGTCTGTAATCGCCCGGACTTTCTTTTTGATAACCTTTTCAAAGCCCGCCCCGCCGTTGTTACTCTCAACCCATGCTTTTTGCGTGCCGTTGCGGTTTATCATCGCCGGGACGGTTACGGTTGTTACGTCCGTGTTTTCGTCCGTCATTTCCATATCGGTAATTAGGGCGAATAATAACGGTTCCATCCGTTTTGTCTTTTCGTTGAAAACCATGTTGTCGGACTTATAGACGTCATACGTTGCACCAAACAAAAGGTCGTCGCCCTCATCGGCAACGTCAATGTATGCGCCGGAACGTATGTACGTGCCGTAATCGGATTTTTCAACCCACGTTTTGAACGGTTGATATAATCGACCCTCTGCGGAACCGGGGTTGCCTTGATAGAGGCATTGAAATTGTACCGGGTCTAATGCCTTTTGCGCTTCCAACTTCATACGGTTGTGCCGTCCCTCCCATAATGCAGCCCCAACCGGGCGGGGGTCTATCTCGGTCGGTTCCCCGGTTTTCAACGCCTCAAAGTTTATGCGTACCCACGCCCCCGGCGGTATGTTATCCAAATCAGCCCAACGGGTTACATCAATGATTATTTCCCCGCTCTTTTCAATGCGCCCTATTAAATCGTCGTCGTGCCATCGGGTAAATACTATAAGTTCTTGGCTATCGTTGTGCAAACGGGTACGAACAACGGTTGTGTACCATTTCCACGCCGCCGCCCGTACTATCGGGCTGTTACCCTCGGCGTAATCCTTATAAACGTCGTCCAATATAGACACGTCCACGGTTTTAGAGGTCAACGAACCGCCACGCCCCACAACACGCAACGACCCCTTACGCCCTACCATTTCGATAACATCACTATTGCGTAAATACGTGTTTGCCATCGTTACGACGTTGGAACCATTTAGATACGTGCCGGGGAACAATTCACGATACCGGGGCGTGTCAATGATACGTTGAACGTCCCTGTTGAAATCCCGTGCAATCGTGGCGGCGTATGAACCTATCATAATTTTTAAATCCGGGTTCAATCCCTCCATGAATGCGGGTAACTTTCGGCTCGACCCCTCCGATTTGCCATGTTGGGGCGGTTGTTGTACAATCATCTTTCGTATTTTGCCGTGCGCAAACATATCCAACAACGTATAATAAACGACGTGGAACGGCTCTAATACTAAATCCGGTTGCATATACCGGGCAAAGTTGATTAATCGTTTACGGGCGGCGGCTTTAACAAGCAAATCCGGTTGTTGCCGGATTGCGTCGTACATTTGCAATATTTGTTCGTTGTTCATTGCTTTGCTCCTTTCTCCCATTTAGAACACGCCCGGCGACCTCGGACAATGTAATATTGATAATGCGGGCAACGTAAACATATCGGGTTCCCGTTTAAATCCCGGTGTCTATGGTCGTCCGTTATCCATTCGGAAAAACGGCACGTATCGCAAATTTCGGTTTGCCATTCCGGTTGCTTGGTTCCCGGACGGGGTACGGTTACTTTCTTTGCCATTATTGCGCCCCTCCTTTCTCCAACAATGCCTTTTGATATTCGGCGGATTGCAGTTTATCAGCCAACGCAAACAACATATCGTCCGGGATTGCCTTAACGTCGTACTTTGGTTTATCGTCGTCGGTCGTGGCATTATATCCGGGTATCTCAATTTTAACGGGTGCATCAAACCCTAACATTTTTGCCCTGCGTTGCTGAATGTTCAAAAGCAAATCCAAAAACCGGGGGTTCCCGGCGGACGTTTCGGTTGCGGTTTCATTGTACCCGTAATATTCCGGGTCGCCGTCCTCGGCATCGGTTTTGATTGGTCGCCCTTTGTTGGTTTTCTCTTTGGTGCGCATCTTTCCGGTTTTCGACGCCTCCCACGCCTCCCATGCTTGCACCTCCATTATATCCAATTTACGCAATTCTTGTGTAACATATTCGTCTATGTTATCCAACCGTTCCCGCTTCCATTCGATAAGGCATTGTTGCAAGTCGTAATAAACCATTGCCAACGAAATAGTATAACCCGTTTCCCGTTTCGCTAAATCAGCATTCAACGCCGCCACTATTTCCCGGTATGAATAACCACGTAAAAACAGATTAGAACAAAACGCAACGTCATAATCCCGTTGTTCCTCGGTACGCTTATTATATCCGGCGGGTTTCCGGCTCCTATTACCCGTTTTCAATTTTCCCATCGTTCAACCTCTTTTAATGTTCAAACGGGGTAAAAAATCGACCTTTGCGCCTAATGTCTTAAACATCGTTTCGGTTCCTCGGTTCCTTTTCCCTTTCTCCCTTTGGTTCCTTTCCGGCTCTCTATGTCTTTTCTTATCCCGTCCCTCCTTAAAACGTGTTTACCCTTTACAAGTTATTTGCGGGGAATTTCCATTTTAAGAGGCTTTTGTTATTAACTCAATACTTTTATCGTCTTAATGGTTATCTTTCAACCACGGGGCAAATTTACGGCTTTTCCGGTGCATTGCCAAACGTTTGTACTCTCATGTATATAAACGGCAAAACCCCGGCTTTGTTTTCCGGGGCTTATTGCCTATTGTCCTATACCGTTTTCGTATCTCCCATTTGAGCAACGAAAATAATATTGCGTTCCACGGGGGTTGGTGTATTCCGTTCCCCCTTTCATTTCCTTTATTGCCAAACATACCGGGGCGGGCTTTCCATTTACCGGAAATTCCGGGTTGAAATATCGACACGTTCCGCATATCTTTTCGGGGCGTCGATTATCTGGGGCGCATCCGGTCGGAATATCCGGGATTGTCCCGGAACATCTATTTGTCTTTTTCATTCCGCCGGGTCGTATGTCTGTTTGAAAATATCGGGCTTACATGGGTAAAATTCCCCCTTTACGCCCTTTATGATATAATCCCCCGGTATGGCTTTCATATCGCCCTCTAATGTTGGTATTGTTATACTCATTGTTGCATTATGGTTGGGGGCGTCGTAAAAATCGCCGTCTAACTTTTTACCGACGAATTGTTGCACCTCAACAATGTTATATCCGGTATATTCGACCGCTTCAATAACAACGGGTTTTTTGCAATATTTCATTTGTTACCTCCTTTCCGGTTCTTTCGTTGGTTCTTTGCCCGGCGTTTGTTTCGGGGGTTCTCTTTCAAATCGACCCGTTGGATTTGTATTTCGGAACCGGGGAACATATCAGCAAAGAAAGCCGCCATTGCTTCCACTTCTTTTGGGACGTTGTGCGCCTCCGGTTTCTTGTACTCCCTTTTACGTTCCGGTTGATTTTCCATTTGGACGGTGGGGCAAACGTAGATAATCGGGCTACCCTTACAAGTGTTCACGAGCTTTGCTTTCTTTTCGCTTTCGCAAATCGCTTTATGTTTCCGGTCGTCCGCCGTTCTAAATTCGTGGAAATCGTCCCGGTGTGCGCTTGCACGTGTGAACATTTCCATTGCTTCAACCGCAATGCGGGCTAAAATGTAATCCGGGGTATCATTAAACGCCTTTTCCATTGAATTACGGTTTACTACCTCGGCAATCTCATTAATTAATTGTTCTCTGTCAATCATCGCTCTTTAATTTTTAGGTTTATATTCTTGGCAACGACACGTTCCGCATGATTGTTCAGATTTGAACGCCTCGCAATATCCGTTACCGTTTACGTTCTCATTCGTGAAATTAGCACAATCGCCGCATCCGTTATTCACTTCGTGTGGGTGCGTCCGCTTATAATTCGGGTCGATTTGCCGCCACTTCACTTTATCGTATGCCATTTCTAACAAATCCCGTTGCGATATGCCTAATATTACGGCGGAATGAAATACGACGGCGTTAAGGTCTGCCAATTCATCAATTACGGCGTTCATGCGTCCGGGGTCGTCAAATTCGGGCAATGCGTGTTTTACCGCCGCTTTGTACTCGTTAAATTCTTCCTCCATTTTCCGGCAACGGGACGCAATGTTTGTTCCGAACAACTCATTAAACAGATTGGCAATTTGAGCAACAACCGGACGGGCGGGTTGCTCCGTGTAATTCTCGGCGGGGGTTCCTTTGGGTTCAAATTCCCGTTTAAAATCCTTTTCCGGGCGGGCGGTAAATCGTCCGTTCAATTCCCGGATAATATACCAACTTTCCGGCACGCCAACGAATATGCCGTTACCATCGGGAAAAGAAAACATTGCTTTGCCGTTCGGGGTGCGGGGCGTCGTAACCGTTCCGCCTCCGGTAAATCTCAAAACGTCGTCCACGTTGTCCCGTCTAAATTGGATTGCGTCAACCTCTAACAAGGTGCGACAATACCGGGTTCCCGCCGTGGTGTCCGGGTCGATTAATCGGGTGCGCATTTCCTCCGGGTATTCCTCCGGGTCGTACTTCATAAAAACCGACTGCCTACCATCGTCATAAAAGAACTCAATAAGACGGTCGCCCAATCGTCCCCGGATTGCCTGTTTTAACGCCTCAATCCTTTGTCCCTCGGCTTTATCGTTTCCCTCGCTTCCATTTTGCGCCCAACTCAAACGTATTGAGGTATCGGACGCCGTAACCTCAATTTCTTGTTTTGTTATGTCCTCAATCATTGCGCACATATCGCAATCAAAGGGGCTTAATACTTGTTTGTTCATGCTCTAAAAATTTATTTGTTATTACTATCCGGGGCGGCTTTAACCTTAACCCCGGCAATTGTTCCGTTATAATTAAATTCCAATGTTTCGACGCCCTTAAATCCCCCGACGATACGCAACAAACGCCAATAAATCGTTTTCCGGTCGCTCCTATGGAATTTATCGCATTGCCTACCAATTCCGGGGCAATCTTCCCTTTTAATTTTGCATCGAACGCAACGTTGCGTAAATATTGCGGGGTTGTTGTTGGCTAATCGTGCATCCGCCGCCGTCCATTTCTCAGCAATCAATACCATACCCCGGTAAACGCAACGTTCGCCGGGGCTGTATTCTCTATTTGGGTCGAACGGTTCGGGTTGCTTTACTCTCATTCTTTGCCCGCTTCGTTTACATAGTCAAACAATGCGTCCAAATCTTCCTTTGCGCCTTTTACGCAAATTCGTACCCTATCGCCGCCCGCTAATGCGGTTTCGACAATCTCACAATTATACCGGGGGGCGTTTATCTGTATCATTGCCGCCGTGGTATTCGTTACAAACTCGTTTCTTTCTTCCATGCTCTCGGATTTTTGTAGTAAATAAAATGTTTCCGTTGGTTCGTTCTCGCTTTGACACGCCCCCAACAAAAGCGTTGCCAAAGATAACAATAAAATCTTTGCTTTCATCGTTTTACCTTTCTTTTAATCCATATAAACCGTATGCCAATGCCGAAAAACAATATTTTCGCCTCAATGTCAACGTAACGGTCGTAACCGTTGACCGCATCCACGGACACGCCGGGAACAATAAACCAACTCTTATATTTCCAATATTCCCGGACGTAAACAGATACGCCAACCCGTCCGATATGGAACCCAATTTGCGCCGTATGTACGTCGCCATTGTTGCGGATAATTCCAACTTGTTTTTTACTCATTTCCTTTTCTGTTTAATAATTCGTAACTCTGTTTATCGACTACCAACGCCCGTGGATATTCGGTTATTACGCCTTTGGTATATACGAGATTATAGATACCCAATTGTCCCTTAATTGGAAACTCAACAACCCGGCGGGGGTTCCGCATCATCCAACCGAACCCCTTTGTTATTGACTTACGTTTTTCGGGCGGTATGCGGGTATTTTCCCAATCTTCGGGGGTGAAATCGGCGACGGGCTTAACGTCGTACAACTCAACCAATCCCAACGTTACCCCGTTTTCATATCCCGGAATTACGGGATTAGCGGACGAACAAACCATTAAATCGCCCCGGTACGGCGTGTTTTTGCTTCGTACCTCAATACATTTTTCGCCGTAAACAATCCCGTTGTCCTCATACGCCGCCGTTACCAACTGCGTTGCATACGGGTTTTTAACGGTTAATGCACGCCAACGGTCGTGCAATTTCGGTTTATAATCTTTGTTGTTATACTGCATTTTGCAACCTCCTTTTAATTTTTCGCAAACGCTTTATTTCCTCGGCGATTGCTTGTTTATCCTTTTCCAATTGTTCAATCAAAACGTCGGGATTATTACCCCGGTTCCATGCTTTGATTAACTCGCTATTTTTGGCGTTCCAACTTGCGCCCGTTTCGATTTTATACCCGCATTTTTTACATTTACCCCCGGCACAATTAAATGAACTATAACCGCAATTATATATTTCTATATCATCGCAACCGCATTTAACACATGGATAAACGTATATTTTACGGGTCGTTGTTTCTGTAACTTCAAATTCTGCCATTGTCGAATAAATTATAATTCCTCGGAACACAATAACCGGGCAATGTTTCCCGCTCAATCCCGGACGCTCTTATAAAACTATCTTTCCAATATATCCGGGGCGTTTTGTCCGGGTGCGCCTCCCAATAGTCGAACACGTCGTTGTAAAACGTCAATGTTTCCCGCTTGGTATATCTGCAACCGCTTTGCAATCCAATCTTAAACAAGTCAACAAAGGGGTACGACAAAGCAATTACAGAAAACGCCCGGTCAAACATTCCCACGGGGATTGGTTCCACGCTTGCAAAGGTGCGGAACCCGTGGCGTTTTGCCCGTGCCAACACATTAACCCGCATCGTATTTGGGTCGGCGTTCGGCTCCAATTCGTCGCAACCTGTCAACGTTGCGCCCAAAGCGATACGGGACACGTCCCAACCCTCGGACGCCTCGGCAAAATCAATGAAGCGGTTCAACCCCTCGGCGCATTTGCTCAATATCTTAACCGGGACGCCGTTGCGTTGGCATACGCCGACCGCTTGACGGGTCAACCGTTCCGTTTCCGGCAACAACGGGTCGGTCGTGAACGAAAAGAATAACCCCGTTTTCTGCAATTCCTCCTTATGCGCCAACAATTCGTTTTTGAAAATATCCAAAGCGTATGGATATTCCCGCAACGTCTTTTTCAACTCCGGGCGACTGCCTCCCAATACCTTTGCGCCACGACCTTTGCGCAAATAACAGTAAGTACAACCGTTGGAACAACCGACAAAGAAATTGGCGGCGTTCTCGGCGTATTCCCCGGCTTTACCTTTTGGGCTGTAAATAACCCGTCCGTTTATCGCTCCCATATCGTCCACGGCTTAAAATGGTAAATCGTCGTTTCCGTCTGGGGCGGGTGCATCCGGCACGGGCGGCGGCGGTACTTGCGCCCCGGCTCCGGTCGCTTTCGGGGTCAACATTTCCATATCGGTTGCGACTATCTCGGTAACATACCGTTTGACGCCTTGCGCATCGTCATAACTCCGGGTTCTCAATTCGCCCTCAATATACAGTTTGTCGCCCTTTTTGACGTACTGATTGGCGACCTTTGCCAACCCGTTTTGCAATACGACGTTATGCCATTCGGTACGCTCCGGGATTTGCCGCCCGTCCTTTGTGGTAAAACCTCGTTTCGTGGTTGCCAACGAAAAGGTCGCCACGCAACCCCCGTTGTCGAACTCCTTAAAATCCGGGGATTTCCCGGTATGTCCCATCAAAATAACCTTGTTTACACTCATACAAAAAACGCTTTAATTATCCAAACAATGATACTATACAACGCCCACATATAAGACGCAACCGTCAACGTCACGAACGTGTATAACGCAATTTTAAATCCGGTTTTTGATTTTATTTTCATGTCACTTGAATTTTATGCAATCCAACAAATATTGTTTCTTATTGTCCGACCATCCGGCGGCATGGTTTATCGCTTTTCGGTCGTCGTCGTGTACGAACTCACAAACCCAACCGCCGACGCTTGATTTTTGAACTAATCGAACCAATTTACCAACAATGAAAGAACGCAATTTGTAATAACCCGAATTTTCGCCAACAAACAAAACCCGTCTTTCTGCATTTATTTCGGGCGGATTTTCGATTTGCGGGCGTTTCTCCCTTTCTGGGTATGTTTGTACCCGTCTGAAATCATTTTTGATTGAACGGCGGGAAATTGCCCCGTAATCTGGTGTTCTCTTTTTTGTTCTCATTTCTTATAATTCGGGTTTCGTTCTCCTATTTTAGAAACTGCAGCCCGTTTCCGGGTTATTGGATTGTTGGCATTTTGTTTCCGGGTACACCAACGTAAGTTGCCCGCACGGTTATTGGCTCGGTCGCCGTCGATATGGTCGATTTCCGGCAAATTGTCCGGGTTCGGAATAAAAGCCGCCGCAACTAATCTATGTAACCGAAACGTTTTGCGTTTTTGATTGACACATAAAACAACGCCTTTGTATCCCTCTTTATCGGTATACGGTTTCAATATGCGCCCTTTTTTATGGTGGCAATTCTGTAACCTACCGTTTACAATCATATCATTAGAACGAAGACGCCCGTAATTGCTGACCTCGTAACGTTCGTTATATCCGTGTATCTCTTTCCAAACTTCCATACTCTTTTTTTATTAACTCCATCGTCCGAACATTTCCGGGAAATATTCGCATTTTACTTTTATCTCCGTTTTCCCATTGGCTATGGTGTTCAAAGCAAAGTATATTTATATTCCTTGCATCGTGCGCCGCCTCCGGGTATGCCCCACGGGTCAATATATGCGAACAATATACGGCGGAATAGTTGTGCAATGGCTTCAAACATTCTTCGCATTGGTGCGGCTTATGCTCCCAAATCCACCTAAAAAACCGTTCGTTTGCCTGTGGGATATTCCCACGACCGAAAACGCAATGTCCGAACAATTCCCGTTGGATTTCGACACGCAACCGAATATCCATTGTAAACCGCTTGTAATCCAATAGGGGGCAAAACCCCCTATCGGTTACAAATTGGTATTCTTCCCGGTCTGTTAGCAATATCGGCTCCATTGCTTACATCTCCGCCGTTTCGTCCTCCGGGTCGTCCTCGTTAGCCGGGTCGCCGACCTCCGGGAACAATCCGTCCTCCTTTTCCGGCTCTGCGACCAAACCCGGTGCGGGTTCGCCGTCAGCCCCGAACAATTCCAATTGCGCCTTTTTGCCTTTGAACAAAAATGCGTAAACCTCGTTTTCAATGTCCGCCACGATTTCCTCCAATTCTTCCTCAAAACCGAACGTTTCGGTATTGAATTTCAGACGGGGCGAATTTATCGCCGTCTTTTGGTTGTTGGATACCGTGAACAATCCCGTAAGGACGACCCCAACGTTATCGTCTTGACCGGAAAAGGACACGCCCCGAACCTCTATATTTTTCAATATTTCGTCGGCAAAATCCCGTGATAACTCGCTTTGCTTTTTGGTTGCTTTGAAATCGGACGTTTCAACCATTGAAAGAAAGGACGTAATATTAAAAATCCGTCCCATGATTGGGCGCAAACGGTCGAAACAATCCCGCAAATCCGGGTGTATGTCCTTTGCACTTTCGACGTGGTATTTGTTCGTGTAACTCTCATTGCCGATTGTTTCGGTAACTTCATAATGCACATCTAACCCGCCGTCCTTTAATGTTTTGACCTTTGACAATGCAAACGCCCTTTCGCTTGGTATCAACATTACATTGTTACCGTCTTTTTTTTCTGTACTCATATAATTGCAATTATTCGATTGTTGCCGGGAACCCGCCCGGCTCGGTTTTTATAAATTTTTCAATATGTGTTTTACCGTTTCAATATTCCAACCGTCGCCAATTAAATCCGCCGCCTCTTGGTATGTTACGCAACTTGTATATCCAACGGGGACGGTCTGTAATCGCTCTAATTCTGTTTGCGTAAATTATCGCCCAACGACCATGCCAATTGGACGACGTGCGGGAATTGCTCAAAATCCGCATCCCATTTCAAACCCTTTGCCGGAACCCCGGTTGTTTCACAATCAAAGAAACAAACATCTTTCAAATCAATTTTTTGCATAACCTTAAATATTAAATCGTTAATTACTGTTTTCGCTCTCATTGCGGTATTTATCCCGCTTTTTCTCCAACTCCAAAACGTCCCGGTTTTCCTCAATGTATTGTTTTACATCTTTGCGGCAATATGGTTGGTTCTCTAACCAAAGCAAATGCCAATACGGTACGTTTTCCATCGGTTGCCCCTTAAATTTACCTTGCGGCATCGGGGATTTGTCGTTTAATTCCATACTAAAAAAGTCTTTTTTGCCCGTCCTCGTTGGGGGTTTGTTCAACATATTTTGCCCGTGTAATCCAAACGCATCCGCACCGCAAACACTTTATCCGGCTGTAATGCTTTGGGTGTATTCGTGGCGGATAATCCGCCAACCCGCCAACGGGTAATTTTTCCGTTTTCCGTTACACTTGCAAAACATACCTACAACGTTCGGGGGTCGTCAATAAATGTATTGTATTCCTCGGCGGCAATCTGTTTGAGCGTTTCGATATGTTCGATTAACTCGGCGTTCGACAAATCCGCCACGGTGCGCAAATCGTGGGAATATACCCCCGTTTCTTCGTTGACCCGTTCAACGTACATAATCGGGGAAAATTCCCGCAAACGTCGTTCGGTTTGTTCCTCTGTAAGACGTTCGCCCGCCTCCCAAATTGCGTGCTTAAACGTCGGTACAACATAGTTGAAATAATACCCTTTCAAAGCCTCGGACGAACCGGGGGACGCAACAATAAACCGGGCAATAATGCGGGAACCTTTCCAACCCTTGAAAAACTCGTTTAATTCCCCCATGTACATTGCCAACCCACCGTTATTGTTTATTGTTCCCGTCGCTGTTATTTCTCGCTTTTTCATCGGCTATTAATTTTTGCATTGTGTTACTAAATGCCGTCATTCCTAAAGTATGAATAACGCCCCGTTCCATGCTTGACAATCGGGTTTCCCGTTTATCCATAATCTTTGCGAACGTAACGACAAATTCGCCCGGCTCCAACAATCCGGCGGCGTGCAATTTGTCGATTGGGTGCGCTTGCAAACGTTCGCCCGGCTTCAACTCTTTACGGGCTTTTTCTCGCTTTTCCCATATATCCCGAATTTCGGCGGCGGCATTATCGTAAAATAATCGCATTTTCAAAACGTCCGCAATCGACAAATCAGCCACGGCGGTTGGTTGCTCTTTTTCCGGCTCCGGTTCCGCCGTAACGGGTGCAACCTTACCGTTGTTCACTCCATAACCAAATAACGCAAAATCGCCCTTTGTCGGGTCGTCCGGGAATATCTCGGCGAAACGGTCGGTTATCTCAATGGCTGTTTGCAAATCCGGCGTCCGGCGTTTTACAAGCCCCAACCGCAATGCCTGTTTATGTACGTGGGTATCTAATGGAATAATCAAATTACGGGGGTTGCAAATCGTCCACAAACCAAAATCAACCGGGGAACCGTGCCGACACATCCAACGCAAAAACATACATAAGCGTTTGCAACCGCTTTTCGTTTCCATATCCGGCACGCCCTTCACATCGCCGAAAAGACGTTGTAATTGCTCCAATGGACGCCCGCCCGGTTGCGCTTGCAATGCCTTTTCCATACTCTCAAATTTACTATATACGTCAAACAAGCGGGCGCAAAGGTCGTGAAAATCGGCGTATGTAAACGTTCTATAAAAATTCTCTTTACTGCCTTTGTATTGCTTCCATTCCGGGGCGGCTTCCTGCGTATCGGTTCCAACAATGTAATGATACGGCGCACCCTTGAAAATTTCCCGGTCGATAAAATCCGCCTTTTGGATTATCTGTTTGCGGGAACCCCACGCAATCCACGCCGTAACAAATGCGCTAATCTCAATATTTACCCGACTATCGTAACGGTGCGGGATTTGCACCGGGTCGGATTGGATAAACTCGGCGATTTCGTATTGTTCCGCCCAACGTTTCAAATTATCATTCAATGTATATGCCATTGTTTTAGATTTTAAGGGGATGGAAAGCCCGCCCCCGGTTATTATTCGTTTTCCGTGTATTCCTCAACCACTAAATCAGTTTGTCCCCGCTTCACTTCCTCAATAAAGCCTTGAAAACCGTTTGCCTTTGCAATGTCTATAATTGCCTGTAAACGCTTTTCGCCCAAACTTTCGCCCCTCGCAATGCGGAATACCTTAACCGTCGGATTGCTTGCAATAATCAGTTTGGCGGCAACCTCCATAATTTGACTATCTGAAACTTTCCCGGCAACGAACGGCACGCCGTTTAATTCTAATCCTTCATCCGTGAACGAAAGCCCGGCAATCGGTAATTTGGACGTTGCAATAAGTGTTTCCCTTTCTTTTGCCAATGCGCCTAATTTGTCCTCAAACGTGCGGGCGGTTTTCTCGGCGGCTTCCTTTTGTTTCTTCTTTGCCATGTAATCCACAACCAACGCATTGATACGGTTGTGTTCCTCGGCTTTTTTCAGTTGTTCCGCCGTGTCTAATTGTTCCGGGTTGTTGGCTTCGTATTCCTCTAACCATTTGTCGGCATTCGCTTTGCGTTTCACAAACTCGGATTTGTCGTTTACAATAACTTGCAACGTTTCCTTATAATCGTTTTCAATGGCTTTTTTATTGGCTTTCGCATCTTCTTTGGCTTTTTCCAACCGGGCGTTTGCCTCTGCAATTATCCGGGCAACTTCTTTTTCCTCGGCGGCTAATTTGTCGTCGATTGCCTTAATATTACTTTTTCGTGTTTCTTCCGCCTCTTTAATTCGTCCGGGGATTGCCTCCAATTGTTCAATCCTTTGTTGCCGGGCTTGGCGTACCGTTTTCGCTTTCTCAATCAACCGGGCATTTTCGTTTTGCTCTTCCATCAACGCCGTAATATCCTTTTTCTCGGCATACGTTTTGACGTCGCCGGGTTTCAATTGCTTTTCAGCGTTTGCGCAAATGGTTGTGTACGTCTTGACCTCGGCGTTGGCGTCCTTTCGTTTGTCCTTAACGGTCGTAACCTCGGCGTCAATTTCTGCAATCCGGGTGCGCACCTTTTCCGGCAACAAAGCCTTTACAACCTCAATTTGTTTGCGGCGTCCCTCGGCGGTTTCACTCCAACGGGAAAACTCCACGGCGTCAAAATCTTGGTAGCCGAAAATCTTTTGCAACATTGAAACGTTATCCGAACGCATCCCGGTTGTTTGTGATTTTATGGATAACGTCCCACGTGGGTTGGCTTTGGTAAACTTTAATTCGACTTCGTAATTTTCGCCGTCGTTACCTACTACCATTTTTGCAAATCCTTTGTCCTCTCCATTTTTCAACACGGCGTCCCGGTTCCCGGTCAATAACGCCCCGATTGCCTTTAATAGCGTGGATTTTCCCAACTCATTGTCCCCGGTAATGAAATATACATTACCCTCAAAATCTGCGTTGAACTCCTTAATTACTTGGAAATTCAACAACTCTAACTTTTTGATAATCATTTTTTCGCTCTTTTATGCCGGGGTTTCCCCCGGCGGTTAATATTATTTTTTTGTTTCTCTCATTCTTTGGTATATCATTGTTTGCACCTTAACAAATGCGTCCCGGCTTTCTTTCGCTTCCTCAACCGTGCAATCAGCAATGAAATTTTCCAAACGCTTGTATAATTCGTTCAACTCTTTGTCGCTTATTGCGTGCCGGGTTGCTCCTACTTCATCTATAAACATATCAAAACACCATTTGTATTTCAGAAATCTTATATCCTAACTCTTTTGCAATTTCTATTGCACATTCAACGTTTTCTATTCCATCAAACATCAATGTTTTTGTTTGAAAATCTATGCCATAAAATGAAACTTCATTATTATGCGCATTAATACCGTTTTTGTGAATCTCTAATAACTTCATAGTTTTATAATTTATCCGGGAACCCGCCCGGTCGGTGTTTGTCGTACTCTGAAAGATTTTGGCTTTATCACTTCATTTAATCGGTTACCGAACCATCATTTAACCCTTTGTAGATACCGTTGCTTACTTTCTACTCTTACGAACTTAATCTTTCAACAGTCTTTTTGCATTTTGGTTAGACTGTGGGGTCTTTCGTTGTTTGACACTGCAAATATACGCATAACATTTTAACTACCAAAATTTTTTCTTTTTATTTTCAAAAAAAAACAATAAACCCGGAACGTTATACATTCCGGGCATAAATCAAAACAGCCTCATTTGTTTATCTGTTATTTTAGCAACAATTGCATCAACTTCACTTTCTAATTTCTTGCAGGTCGCTAATATTTCCGGGCGACGTTGCGCAAAATATCTGCGTTGATTATGACGCATTTGTCGGATTAACTCGGCGAACTCTTCCAACGTTATTTTTCCCGGATTTTCGATTTGCGGGGTTTTTTCTTCTTCCATGTATATTTTATCTATTTTGAAATTAAAATCGCTCTTCGGGGCTAAAACAAACGTTCGTGCATATTGCTTGGTAAATTCTGACGCACCCAACCGGGGTTGTTGCGCAAAATGTATCGTCCAAAGTGCATTATTAACGTTGCGTCCGCATTCCACAACGCCGGGGTAATTTCCGGGTATAATTTCCCGGCAATATCCCGGAACCGTCGTTTGCGGTCTGCCTTTTCCTCCTTTTTCCCTTTTACTTTGATACGCAATTTAAGGTCGTTTTGCCACTTCATAGCATTAACCAAAACAAATGGTATTTCGGCGACGGTTATAATAGCTTTCAAATGCTCAAAGTTTTGCAACATCTTTTGTATGCGGTACAATTTACCCATGTTTGCCCCGGCATCCCCAACGGTTACGTCGTCCGGGCGAACGCTCAATTTTTCCAAAAAGATAATCGGGGTTGTTATCTCTTTGTAGTAATTGAGAAAATCCCGTATTTCGTTTAAATCCTTTGGCATCTTAATTGCCGTCGCATTATGGTTGGGTCGCCAAACCACAATACCCCCATTACTACCGGGGTCGATACCTATAATACAATCTATTTTCATAACATACTCTTTATTTGTTCAACTTTAACCAATTGTGCGTTATACGCTTCTTTTGCGGTTAAAAAACCGCTTTTCCTATATCGTATTCCGTCGATTTGAATTTCATAATTATATTTCCCGGTTTGCTTATGCCGGGTTACTCCTTTATATCCGGTTGTATTATCTCGCCGTATTCGCTTATTCCTATTATTTTCGAATGAGTAACAAAACGGCAATTATCCGGGCAATATATCCCATCGTTATTTATCCTATCTATCTCTAAGCCGGGATTATACCCATTTTCTAAAGCCCAATTTTTAAAAACATCATAACAAAACCATTCTTTGCAAACAGTTATTCCACGACCACCATAATTAGGATAATCCTTTCTTTTGGAATTATAACAACGGGCTTTTATGCTTTCCCAAAGCCTATATAATTTTGTTGCTGAAACTCTTTTTTTCATTTTTCAAACCTCAAATAATTATACACATAAATTTCTTCCTCAATCATCCGGTCGAATGTTCGTTTAATCTCCTTTTTCCGGGCAACCTCAAAAGCCGTATAATCAATTTCGGGGCTTTGGGTTCCCTGTTTTCGCACATGGTAAACCGTAAATTCATTTACGAACCCACGGGCGGCACGGGCTAAAAATCTGTTATACGCTTCTTTCCGGTCGTCCTCGGTTTCTTTCACTTCATCCGCTAACCCAACGCCCAACAACCAATTATAAACAAACATTTCGTCGGTTAATCCAAACACTAAACGCCCGGTATATTTATAGCGCATAAAACACATTAAACAAGTCATAACCGATTGATTGCGATAATACCGGATTTGCTCCGGGCTTAACCCCTTTTTCGGTTCCGGCAACGCTGTATATGCTTTGCCGATAACTTGGTTTTGTTTCCGGCAATATGCGTTCAATACCTTTGCGAAATAATCGGCGTTGAATTGTTGGTAATGTTTCCGTTCGGCGTTGCCGTCCCTATCCTTTGGCAAATAGTCGTCCAATTCCCCGGTAATCAGCAATTCAAACGCTAATTTAACCTCCGACAATGTTAATTGCGAATAATAGCGTTTGAGCAAATCCAACAACCGGGTACAAATATACGTCCAATCGTCCCGGTTTTCCGTGGGAATGATAAACCCCACGTCCATTGCGATAAACCGGAACATTTGCCCGGTTTTGGCAATCAACGTTTCGTCGTCAATCTCGGCAATCTGTTTTTTTGTGGACGCCACGAAAATATATTTTTCGACCGGGGTTAATGCTTTGGCAACCTCCGGTAACTCAACCATCGCCCGGCGAACGTCAATTGCTTTTGCCGTTCCGCTATAAAGCAAAACGGCGGCGGATTGTCGTTTTTCGGGCAACGTTTGTGGCAATCTGTTTGTCTTTTCGGGTAATGCTTCCATTGTTAATAATCATCTTTCAAATACTCAATAGCCCCGGCAACGTTCAATCTTTGCGTTGGGGCTTTGTATTCGGGTTTCAAATGCAACTTTTTCTTTTCGACGTCCCCCCGTATGAAATTGCGGACGGTCGCCAACCAACCGTTTTTAGTGCGCTTCATATTCTTTTGGTCGCTCCAATCGCTAACCGAATGAAAGTAATAAACCAAATCGACCTTTTCAAATTCCGGTGTCGCAAACTTACTTTCAAACTCTGAATAATCCACGCCAACGCCGTTTTCAAATTTAACCATTTTGTAAACGTCGGAATTACGGAATAACGTTTTTTCCTCCTTTGGTTCCTCAACCTTTTGTTCTTCCGGGAATAATTCCCCGACAACATTGTTGTCGGGGGTATTCTCATTATCATTTATTGTATTATCTATATTATTACTATTATACCCTAAACTTTCGTTTATGGGTACCCCTAAACTTTCGTTTATGGGGGGCATCAACTTTTGTTTAGGGGTATCAACTCCGGTTAATATCCTTGCTGCCTTTTCGGTAAATGTTAGTAACTCGTAATTTTCACCAAAACAATACAGAGTTTTGTTATACAATTCGCAATTAGGATGTTTTTGTAAAATTCCGGCTTTAATCAAATTATCAATACGCTTTATCATGCCTTGACTTGTCTTTATATTCAATAACGGCATTGCTTCCAATATTAACTTGTGGGAAATCCAAAAATATATTCCCTCCGGGGTGTGCATCTTAACGCAACTTGCACAATTGGCGAAATCTTTTATAAAATCAAAAATCGCCAAATCTATTAAATCTAAATCTAAACCGCTATTAACGGCGGCATATTGGTTTATTAATATCGTGTATTTCATAATATTGATATTTTATAAACATCCGGTTCTGCTACGGGCTGAACTGATTTTATTAATAATCCTTTTTCGCATAACCATTTAAGGCAATCAATTACAGTGCTTTTGTTTATCCCTAAACATTTGGATAAATACAAAATACCCTTTGAATACTCGCCATATCTAACACAATAGGCGTGTATCATTGCATACAACATTAACTTATTACCTTTCAAATGCAATTCGTTAATCCATTTGTTTTTTATAATAAAATCCATAATTAAAATATAAAAGCCCGCAATCCGGGCTACCACACACCGGAAAACGGGCTTTGCGCTAAATAAATTAGCAATACTTTGCAAACGGTGGTAGTCGTTTGTTTTATCGACGCAAATATAGCATTTTTTATTCATTATCCAATTGCTTTGCAGGTTCCCACGCTTTGCGCACTTTCAAAACATTATCCGCACTTTCATTAGGAACCAATGAGACAACAGGAAAGCGGGAACGGTCTCCCGGCTTTTGAGTTGTGGCAAATTGTACGTTCAAATCAAAGATAATGCCTTTGCAAAATCCCCGTTCCTCTAACATACCGTCGAACGTTTCCCGGATTTGCGGAATTGTGGACGCCGTACCCTTTGTTGAGAACTGCCATACCCCGGCAACGCCTCGTACCAACGGTACAATGAAATTCAACGTCAACGTAATTTCCCAACCGTCGTGTCCGTCATGTTTGCTTTTCCGATTGGGGTAACGCTTGGTAATTGCCAACATCAAATTCGGGTATTCCTCCGTTGTCAATGTTTCGTACTTTTTGCCGTCCCAGACTTGGAACGTTTCGCCGTCGCCCGCCGCAATCAATCGCCCGTCGTCGTCCCGGTACTCGTACCGCTCGTTGCATACTTTCGCCGGGTCGTCGTCCGGGAATACGATTTGTATTGTTTGGGGCTTTTCGCCGTATGCCTGTGTAAATAACCCGGCATACTTTCCCGTTGGTATGAAATAATCCACGCTTTGCGGGTATCCGTTGGCGTTTTTCATTCCGATTTTTATTTGTCCGACACGGGGCAAAATCAAACGGGATTTTTCCGCCTCCGGTCTAACAATTCTACCTTTTATATTTCCATTCATAACCTTTATGTTTTTTGCGTAATCCTTTGCAACATCTTACTATTAGCGAATTATTAAAACCGTCCCTTTCTGCCAAATTTATAGATTGGTATTCTTTAATAACAACGCCATTTTTAAGCATTAAAACCGCTTTTGATAAGTGGTTATTGGCTCCAAATTTACCCGTCATTGGCTTACTTGCGCTTTTAGATTGCCGTTGTTTTGTAATCGGATTATTGTTATTTTCCGAATGTGTAACCCAACGCAAATTATCCACATGGTTATTAAACGGGTTCCCGTCGATATGGTCGATACATGGTTTATTTCGTGGATTATCAATATATGTTTCGGCAACTAATCTATGAACATAGATAGTATATTTTATACCAAAATTATAAAGACAAACGCACAAATAACCCTTACGCAAAAACGGCTTTAATTCTTTCCCCGTTATTTTAGAGAAAACAACGCCGTTTTTGTTTATCAAATAGCAATCAAATCTTTTTATCGTTTTCATATTTCGGGGTCGTCGTTCAACAATCTTTTCTTATTCTCGTTTTTGGGCTTTTTTGGCGCATTTGCGGGCTTTTGTTCCTTTTCCGGTGCAACTGTCCGTTTTGCCGCCTTTCGTCCCGTGGCGGGCTTCTTTTCCGCCTCCTTTGCCGTTTTACAGGTGCGTTTCACAATCTTTGTTTTCTTAATCTCCGGTTCCGGCGTTTGTTCCGGGCTTTGCTCCGGTGCGTTTTCTATCTCATACGCTTTCATTCTCAATTCAAACGCCTGCAATTCCTTTCCCTGCAATTTTTCTGCTTCTGAAAATACGTTTATATCCTCCCACGTTTGAGCCTCTGAAAAACTTTGATACGCCCCGGTAACTTTTACATAACCGTCAGAACATTTGTAAATATTGGTTGCTATGCTGTACCATCTGTGTTGGTCTAAATTCAACCCCTTTTCAACCAATTCAACGCCGTTTACTTTTGCAATATCTGTTACTTCCCACAAAGAATATGGGGCAACATCATTTATTGTAACCTCAAATTCTGAACACGTCATTTGCTTTTTTTGCTCCGATTCCGGTTTCAAATCCTCAACGGTAACGGCTTTTTCCGGTTCCGGCTTTTTCTTTTCCGCCGGGGCTTTCGTCTTAATCAATTCCGCCAAAGACAACGATATTACATTTTGGGACAAATCCGGGTTATCGTCCAAAACAACCATACCATTAACCGCCGCAAACGTATTATCCCGCTTTTCGTCCTCAATGGCGGCAATCTCCAACAGATAGGGGATTTTGCGTATATTGGGGCTTTCGGTTTGCTCTTTCAGATTGTACGACGGTTTTTTGCGCCAATCTTTCGGGCTGAAATTGAAAATACGGGTAATGGGGAATTGCTCAAAATTGACATTCCACATATCCCGGTACATCCCCAATTGTATTTCGCTTTCCTCGTAAAAGCCTTTGCGCCCGCTTTTGAAATCGACAATTGCGTTAATCCGGTCGTCGCTTCCAATCTTTGCCCGCATGGTACACGGGCAATCAATCATTCCGGCATACTTGTAATACGGGTGTACCAAAGCAATTTCAACGGCTAACGGTCGTACATCATAATCCAACACGAATTGCGCAAATGCCAATACGTCCTTTTTCAAATCGTCAGCGTAATAAATAAAGTCGTCCGGCAATCGGTAAACCTCAATGTATTCTTTTAGTTTGCCTTTTAGCCCGTCCAAATCATACGCTCGGTTAATCAATAATTCCTCAAATGCGGCGTGCATAAACGTTCCATACGCCGCCCGTTCGCCTTTGTATCGCTCGGCTTCCTCAATGCCTTTGTTCGCAATCCAATTTATAAGGTGCGGGGCTTTGGGTAATGTTTGGGACAATATGGTTGTAACCGACGGGAAAAACTCCGGGTTCCCGGCGTCGTCATATCGGTAATAATATCGGTGTCCCTTGCTGTTTAACTGCCAAACCTTATACGGGGGTTCAATCAATGTTTTTTCGTCGAAAAACATTGCCGTCATTTCCTCAACCGTCATGCCCGGTATTATCTCAAACACTCCGGTTGGTTGTTCCGGTTGAACCTCAACGAACGGGGGAATAATTGTTTGTTGTTCCTCGTTAATCTCCGGGAACATATCCGGGGCAACATTGCCGACGGTTCCCGCAACCTCTTTTACCGGGTCGCCCGGTTTATCGCTCTTTGCTCTCATTACTTGTACTTTTTATATTCTGAAATTCCACATAATACCATTGCGGCGCACATTGCCGCTAATAACAATTGCCACGGGTTCCAAAATGCGCCAATCAAACAACATAACCCCAATGCGCCAAACATAACAATTAGGGCTTTCGCTTGAAACAACCCGGAAAACATGGTTTCGGCGGCGGCTTCCAACCATTCGATAAACTCACTTTTCATTGCTTCCGCCCTCCATGCCAAACAGGTAATCCGCCGTACAATCCAACATTTCGCAAATAATAACGACCCATTCCGGGACAATCCGTTTGGTCGTGCCGTTACATAAATTCGTCATATTTACCTGTTGTGCGCTCTCGCTTGCACCCTCAAAAAGACGGGCGGCAATGTCTTTTTTCAAAACCTTTTTCCCGTTCGCCTCGGAACGGGCGATTGCTTCGTTTACTCTTAATCTCAATGCCATAACTTAAATTTTTTTGTTAATAACTTGGTTCGTTGCTCTCTTTGTATCCGCAATTGCGGCACGTTTTTTCCTCCCAAATCGGGCTATATTCCGGCGGGGTCAAATATCCGTCGCCTCCGGTACGTCTATACTCGCCGTCTGTAACCTCCATTTCCCCGCCACACTCCGGGCAATCATCGTCGCCAATCAATACACATTCCAACAGGGCGTCCAAATGGACGGAACGAACCGGGGAAATACCAATTGCCCGGATAACGTCCACCATTTCCACAACGGTAACATCCCGTTCGTAACAATCGGCGACCGGGAACCCCCAATTGTCGCTTATGTTCTCGATAATCTGTTTGTTGATTAACTCCGTAACGATTGTTTCGGATACTTGGTTGGCTGTTTTCCCGCTTTCGGTCGCCAACATCTTTAATTGCTCACTTTCTTTTATTTTCATATCATTTCCCGGTATCCCTCCGGGTAGGCTGTTAATCTTTTGTTCTGCAAAGGTAGAAAGATTTTTTTAATTACCAAAAATATAATCTTTGTTTTGCGAAATCATTTTTGCCGGGTGCGTGAAATATCCGATTTTTAACCTACCTTTGCAATACCGCATTACCAAAAATCGCTCTCGGTTACTGCGTAAAATTCCCCCGGTGCATATTGATTTATGACGCCGGGGGTCTTTTATTTCTTGCTATGATAATACAACCATCTGTAAATTTCGCCGTAATATCCGGTTTCCAATACTGCTTTTCGTATGGTCTTTGCGTCGTACTCGCCAAATGTTACGTACTCATATATTGACGGGTTTTCATGCAACGCAAATTCAAATGTTATGTCAATATATGCGTCGCCAACCTTGTTAAACGCATGGTCAATCGGTATTGGGACGTTTGTTTTTCCCTCACAATAAAGAATCCGTTCCGGGAAAGCCTCGCAAAGTAAATGGGAATTTCGATAACATTCTTTCGGCTTTGGCTTAATTACGTGCCGTATGTAGTCCAATTCGTAATCCTCCAATACATCAGCCGCCGGAACAATTGTAACGGGCTTTGCAGCGTTTAATAAGTCTTGGAAATACGCTTTTTGTCTTTCGTGCAAAGGTAGTTCCAACATCATTTCAATTTCTTTTATTATTATACTTTCCATACAATTTGTTATTCCGTCCATTCCTCAATATACATTTCATACGCTTCTTGGCAACAACGCCCCTCACAACTTATATATCCATTTGGGACGCCGTGGGTTCCTTTTTCGTCATCATTCAAAGGACAATATAAACACAAATCGTCGCTTAAATCATCAGCAGTTTTTAATTTAGGGTTCTTTATTTGCCATATACCCAATAATAGGGTTGTAATTAATAATACAAAGAAAATTAATATTATCACGTCCATATTTTAACCTTTCATTCTACCAACATAAGACAAATTTAATACATCGTACATTTGCCCTATAACGGCAAATTCTAACATTGCGTTGCTGTTTGCAACGTCGTTTATTCTCAACAATGGGTATTTGTTGCCGTAATCCGTAACGTACCAGTCCGGTTCAATGTCTGAATAAATCCGGTCGTCGTCGTTATTACCAAAGTATTTATTGAGGCTTTGCAGAATATTGTTTTCCAAATATTCTTTCCCTAATACTTCTTTTATTTTTTCTTGTTTTCTTAGTGCGTATCTCATAACAAATTGTTTATAAGTCTTGCAATATACATTCAATTGAGGCGGAAATTTGAGAAAATAACCAATGTAAATTGGTACCGCATTGTAATTCCTTTCCGTCCTCCGGGCATTTTTCAACCATTTTATCCGCCCTATTTCTGATTGAATAAAGTTTATTAATTGTGCTTTCGCTCAAATCCTCTATGTTATTAATTACTTTCATACTATATATTTTTATTTGCCGGGGAAATCCCCCGGCGTTGTTTATGCAATACGAATTAAATTAGCTTTTTTGAAACATCTGTATTCCTGCTTTTCTGTATCGAAATACGTTTGTACCGTGTCGGCGGGTTTCCGGGTTCCGGTTGTTGCCGGAATTGTTTCCGGGTTTGTGGTTCCGTATGCCTCACGCAATGAACCGTCTATTTTCTGAAAGTAGAATTTTACAATTCGCTTTTTCATTTCGGCTTTTAGCTTCATGTTTAACCATGCACATTTTAAAGCCTCTGAAAGTTTGTAACCATTACGTTTTACGAATTGCCACGCCAATTTAAAAACCTCGCTTAATTTGTTTCTTTTCTCTGAACTCATACGAATTTGTATTTGGTTCCGGGAACCCGCCCGGTCGTTTTATTAACATGGCACAAAGATAGGGCATTTTATTTTAACTACCAAAAGAATTTTCTTTTATTTTCGATTTGCGGACAAAAAACGGTTCTTTTGGCTCCCCATAAAGTTATTTTTGGCGAATTTTCATTTTAAGCCACTTTATTTGCCGGGGTGGGTACTTTATCCATTCAAACAAAATAATCGAAATACGGGGCTAAAAACGGGCAAAAACAAAAACGGGGTTGCAACGCTTGGTTACAATCCCCGTTTCCCGGTATTATGAACAATAAAAGTTACTTTTCTATGGTTACGAACTCAACGCCCAATATTTTTGTTGCGGGATTTTTGCTTACAACATCAATTTCCCGGTTCTTTATCTTTTTGGTTTTCCATAAAAAACCCAACCAACGTTTGTATTGCACCGTTTCGACAATCAACAGACTATCCCGGTTTATATACGTCCCGGTAAATTGTCCGTCCGGCGTGGCACATCCGTGCAACTCAAAATACGGTTCGACAATATCGACGCATTGTAAAACGGTCGTAACCGTATCGCCAGGCAAATATACAACACTATCCCGGACGGTTGCCCGCAATTCGTTGATTGTTTCCATTTGGGTTGTTGTAACCCGTTCCAAATCCCGGTTCTTTGCCCGCAACGTCTTTATCAACGCCAAATCGTCCGCCCGGTACTTTTTGTATTCCGCCAATGACAACTCCAAATTCCCGACTTTGATTGCGTTCAAACTGTCTTTCGTTTGGTACGTCTTGACGTCCTGCAATAGTATTTCGGTATTGCTCCGGTATTTGTCCCGTTCGTCCGTCAGACGCTTAATTTTGGCGTGTTGTACCCAAAGGGCGGCGGCAACCGCCAAAATGATTGCCGCCCAAATCAAATACTTTTTCATAACGTCAATACCCTTTTAATTGCGGCAACGTGCATATCTGCGATTTGCTCCCGCCCGTCGTCGCTCATTATGAAACGGCAATCTTTTTCGGTATCCATGAAAAAGTTTTCCGTAAGAATTGCCGGGCAACTCGTGTGTTTGAGGATATAAAACGCCGATTCCTTATCCGGGTCGCCGTCGGCATAATCGAAACGCATACGCCAACCGTCCGGGACGAATACCCGTTGCGCTTCCTCGGCAAATACCGTGGCGATTGCATCCGCTTTCGTTTCTCCGGGCGACGTGTAAACCTCCCAACCCGTACCGCCTCCGGCGTTGGCATGGACGGATACCAAAAACGCCTTTTCATTGTAATTGCGGTAAATCTCATTTGCTCGGCGGCAACGTTCCGCCAATGACACGTCGTTTGTTTCCGGGGTCAATATCTCGTAACCAATCGCCAAATCGTCCAATTTGGCGGCGATACGTCGCACAATGTCCCGGTTAAACTCCCATTCAAACAGTTGCGAACCGTCGCCCCAAACCGGGGAACGTTTCCCGGCGGTTTCTTCGCCGTGTCCGTTGTCTAAAATAACAATAGGTTTCATTTTCTTACCTCCTTTTCTTTATCGTTAATAATATCGCTATCGTGTTCCCGTTGGTATCTCTCAATTATCGGTTGCCAATATCCCGGCAATACCCGTGTAAACTCCAACCGGATAACGTGATAAATAATACGCAACGCAACCTTTGTGGGATATGCTTTAATAAGGTTGCGGAATGCGTTTTGCAAATACACATACATAAAAACATAAGTAAGCGATTTAATTACTACTTTGGCGGCTTCATTATCGCCACATTGCAGCATTACCGAATAAATAACGTGTATAATGGTAACGTACAAAAGCAATTCCGCCAATGCGTTTTTAAACTTACTGAAACGAAAGTTTTTGCAATGCCTTACGCTTACCCCATCCGCCCGCATACCCGCCCAAATATTGAAAGCAAACATTATAACCAATGCGTACATAAAACCCGCCGTTGGGGTTAAATAGGCTAAAACCGGGCTTAACGACGTGGCGAATATCATACGCCATTGTTCCCATGTAAAAATTTTATCCATATCATAAAATTGTTATGCCGGGGATTGCTCCCCGGCTCGGTTCTTACTTCGTTCGTAATACTAAATAATTGGCGTCGTCCGTGTTGTAACTTACAAACAACTTTCCGTTTTGCACGGTATCGGTCAACAATACGGCGTTGTCTGTTTGCTCTACAATTTCCACGTTCAAACCCTCCATGAAATTGGGTAACGTCAACGAAACCCGACTTACATGTTTTTTATTCATGTAAATACATATTTAGTCATATTATTCATATTGAATAAAGAAATTCAACATTTCAGCCCACGCAACGGGTATATTTTTATATGTATTACCATCTGCTGCGACAATATTATCTATAAAAGGTCCCGCCGTATCAACTGTATGATGCGGATTTCCGCTACCACTTGGCATTTTCCTAAGAAAACATATAGAATTAGCGTTGTTTATTGATACTTTAGCCAACATATTTTCGTAAAACAATCCATAATCATCTTCTGCGCAAAATATAGCAAATGGTGTTTTAGTAATTTTTATTGGTTTCTTTTGTTCCCACTCATTTAGTCTTGTTTCGTAATTACTATCAACGGCTAATATATTAAAAATATCTAAATTACTAATATTAATTATAGATTGTGAAGTACATATATATCCTAATGTCTTATCTATATTTAATTGAACATATTGTTTGCGTTCTTCCGTCCATCCTATATCCGAACCTCCTTCCGGAATTAGCATTATTTTACCTTCTCCAATTAATTCACCACTTTCACTTCTTTCCATACCACTGAACCCAAATGAATCCATGAATGCTATTCTATCCTCGTTAGTGTAACCAAACTTTAGAGCGAATATATCATACGCTCCCGCTAACGAACATGCTGCAAGAACTGGGATATCGGTGTATTTAGGCAATGAATACACCTGAAAACCTCCGTGACTCTTTCCGAATATAAATATTTCTTTGTGGAAATTATACTTCTCCATTAACCAATGGTACATAGTAACATAACACTTGTAATTGAGTGGAGTACAAAGGAAATGTAACGTACCTATAACATTGCTTCTGAATTCTCCTGCATTATCATCACTTGTTGCGTATGCTGTACAATCACATACTGCATAACCTTGCCCAACAAGATAATCAACGTATGGGTCATATTCATAAAAATTCTGCACTTCTGGGTATGTACTACTATGTGCGAATATTATAAGCCTTGTTTTACCTCCATTCTCGTTGTATGATTTCGGCAATTTTAATATTATATTACCTATTGTCTGAATGTCATAGCTATATTTTACTGCTTCACTAACATTCGTTTCTAACACATCATTAGGCTTCATCGGTATTTGAACCCTTGTAGATAACTGTATTAAACCATCTTTATATGGGTTTTTATCTTCAATGAAAACAAAATCTTTAGTACAATACAATACAACAGATAATCCAATCTCACTCTCTGTTATCACTCTTTTTTCTGAATTTCCATTTTTCTCAATTACAAAACGAAAAAATTCACACTTTTTGTCAAGAATAACAGTACCTACATACTGCTGCAATGGTAATATCAGATTCTTATCTTTATCATACTGCCTAAAATATATCATGTACCCATCATTTACTATTATATTCACTTTGTCTACTTGCGACGCTCTTATATAGTATTTTGTTCTAATACAAGTTTTAACAAATCTATTTGTATCATATCCATTTGTAGGACTAATAAAACCACCTTCTAATGTAGGTTGTATATTTCGCCTTATGTTATAAGGATTTATATTTATTTTAGTCCAATTAGACGCATTTGTAAATGTACCTCCATCATTTTTAATATATTCCGTATTACCATAAGCGGAACTGTAAGCTATTATTGTCCCAAATGCTTTATCTTTGTTTTTTAACCGTGGATTAATGATACTGTAAACTTTTTGAATTGCGTATTCTTTGCTATAATACCCTCCATCCAAATCACCATTTAAACCGAATATATCTATTACATCTGTCTCTTATACACATCTGACGCTGCCGACGATCTTACGCGTGTAG